GAGCGGCGCAACAACAGCCAGAACGCGCTGCTGCACGCCACCCTGGCCGACATCGCCAGCCGGCGCGAGTGGGCCGGCAGGAAGTGGGAGGCCGAGGTCTGGAAGCGCCTGCTCACGGCCGCGTGGATGCGCACCCGCGGCGAGCAGCTGGTGGTGGTGCCCGCCCTGGACGGCCACGGCGTGGACGTGGTGTTCCAGCGCACCAGCCGGCTGAGCAAGGCCGAGATGGCCGAGCTGATTGACTTCATCCAGGCCTGGGAGGCGCAGCAATGACCGAAACCTTGAACTGGACCCCCGCGGCCACCAAGCCCGACGCGGACATCAGCGTGCTGTGCTGGCGCGACACCCGGGAGTGGTTCTCGGGCTGGTGGGACGACGAAGCCGGCGCCTGGTTCGATGCGGCCAGCGGCGGCATCGTCGATGGCGTGACGCACTGGGCAGATGTGCGGGGGCCGCAATGACTCACTACCGCTCCCAGGACTTTGCCCGCTGCGCCGGCAACCCCTGCCGGCTGGAGTGCGAAACCTGCGCCCGCAACGAGCGCAACAGCCCGGTGCACCCAGAAGCCATGCGCCAGGTGTGGCTGGGGGTGTGGGTGATTGAAGACGAACGCTGCCCGTCGCGGGTGGAGATGGAGGCCGTATGAGCTGGACCGAGTACGAGATGAAGGTGCTGCGCTGGGCGGAAGACCGCCGCATCGTCCCCAACAGCACGCCCCTGGCGCAGGCCATCAAGACGCACGAGGAGCTGGGCGAGCTGCTGTCGGCGCTGCACCGCGGCGACCACGCCGAGATGGTGGACTCCTACGGCGACGTGCTGGTGACGCTGGTGATCGGCGCGGCGCTGGCCGATGTGGACCTGACGCGCTGCCTGCAGGCGGCTTACGAGCAGATCAAGGACCGACGCGGCACCCTGCGCGCGGACGGCGTGTTTGTGAAGGAGGCGGCATGAGGTACGTCATGGAACGCGCCGCCCGGGTGCTCGAGTTCTGCCGCCAGCCGCGCACCTCCAGCGAGATCCGCGCCGAGTTTGCTGCAGAGCCCAAGCGCGCCATCTACGCGCTGCAGAACCTGGTGAAGTCGGGCCACATCCGCAACATCCTGCAAGACGGCACCCGGCCCTTTGGCAAGCAGGCGTTTCCCGGCCTGTACCAGACGCAGGACGCGCCCACGCCGCCCATCAAGTACGCCGCGCCACCCAAGCCACCAAAGGCCGAGCCCAAGCCGGCCAAGGGGCCGAATAGCGTGTGGCAGTTGGGGCGGGTATGAGCGCGTTGCGTGAGGCCGTCCAGCAGGCGCTGGAGGCGTTGGAGTCATGTAGTGGGGTTCCACATTGGCCAGCACTCCAACCGACTATCACCGCCCTCCGCGCCGCGCTAACAGAGGATGCGCTGCAACGCCTGACAGATGCGAATCAGGAAATTGAGGCCGCGCTGGAGCAGCCGGAGCAAGAGCCGGTGGCGACGGTGGCAATGGATGTGTCGGGTGCTCATCTGTCTTGGGACGGGCAATACCTCGGACAGAGGCCTGACATGAAGATAGCAATGCTGCTCAAGGATTTGCCTGTTGGGACGCTTCTTTACACCCACCCACCCCGCCGCGAGTGGCGAGGGCTGACGGAGGAGGAGCATGAGAAAGCCAGACACGTCTGTCGGCATGTCGGCGTTGAAGGGCTTGTGTTATGGCTTGAAGATAAGCTGAAGGAGCGCAACGCATGAGCAAGCACACACCAGGGCCGTGGAGCTATCAGATTAGCCGCTATGAACCGGAGGCGTTCGACATCATCGAGCCCGGTATCGGTGCCTTGGCCATTGTGAAGTCCGAGGACTACGCCCGCCTCATCGCCGCCGCGCCTGATCTGCTGGAAGCCTTGAAAGAACTTACTTTGGAAAGGGGGATGACCGACAAGGCCCGCGCAGCAATAGCCAAAGCGGAGGGGCAAGCATGACCACCAGCGCGCTTGCCACCCAAGTCGCCGGCACCCACTACAAGGGCTTGGCCATCCAGCCCGTGCAGTACATCCACGCCAACGGCCTGCCGTTCATCGAGGGCAGCGTCGTGAAGTACATCACCCGCTGGCGCGCCAAGGGCGGCATCGCAGACCTGGAGAAGGCCCGCCACTTCATCGACCTGCTCATTGAGCTGGAACAAAAAGCAAGGGAGACCGCATGAACCTCACCGCTCTGGAGTCGCAGATCGCCGAGCTGCAGCGCAAGGCCGAAGAGATGCGCACCACCTTCAATGACCCGCAACTGCCCGCCGCCTGGCGAAAGATGGAGCGCGGCAACAACTGGTACAGATACCTGCAGCTCTCACCGTCGCAGGGCGAGCTGTTCAAGGCTGACGGCTGGGAGCCGCTGTACCGCCGCCAGCAGCGCATGGCCGAGCTCAAGGCCCGCGCCCTGGCCCGCGATCACAAGGGTGTGGCGCTGGTGCGGGCCACGGAGGCGCACCATGGCATCCATTGAGCGCAGCTTGCTCACGCCGGCCGAGTTGGCCGCACATTTGCGCACCAGCGAGCGCACCGTCGCGCGCATGGTGCTGGACGGTTGCCCGAGTATGCTGGTGGGCCGCCGCCGGCGCTTTGAGCTGGCCGCCGTCATCGCCTGGACCCAGGAACAAGCCGGATCATCATGCCGATCAGAAAAGACGACGCTGGCCGCTGGCACGCAGAGGCTTGCGTCAGCCGTCGACGCCTTCACCGCCGCCTCCCGGAAGGTGCAACTGCGAGCGATGCCAAGCGTCTTGAGGCAGAGCTGATCCGGGCGCTGCACACCAAGGCCGTCCGTCAGCCCCACATCCCGGGCGACCCGCTGCTGGCCGAGCTGCTGGCCGACTACACCGAGCGCCACGCCAGCACCTTGCGCAGCCCCGACACCGCCAAGCACCACGCATGGCGCATTGGGCGCTGGCTGGAAGGCAAGCGCGCCTCTCAGACCCGCGAGGTGGCCCAGGCCATCGTAGAAGACCTGCAGCCGCACTACGCCGCCGCCACCATCAACCGCAGCCTGGGCACCCTGAAGAAAGCCCTGGGCACCGCCTGGCAGCGCGGGCGCACGCCCGTGGACTACAGCAGCTTGGTGCGGCGCCTGCCCGAGAACAACCAGCGCACGGTGTACCTGTCCATGGAGCAGGTGAGGGCGCTGGCCGATTCCGCGAGCGAGCAGGTGAGGGTGGCCATCTGGGTGGCCATGCTCACCGGGTGCCGCCGAGGCGAGGTCTGCAAGATCAAACGCGAGGACATCGGGGCGGACACCCTGCGCATTCCTGCCGGCAACACCAAGACGCTGCGCTACCGCGAGGTGCCCATCGTGCCCGCGCTGCGGCCCTGGCTGGCGCACCTGCCGCTGCAGATCAACTTCGAAGGGGTGAAGTCAGGCTTCCGGCGGGCGCGTGAGCGCGCGGGCATGCCCGAGGTGCACTTTCATGACCTGCGGCACAGCTGCGCCACGGTGATGCTGCAGCTGGGCGTGGAGATGCACGTGGTGCGCGAGATCCTGGGCCACACGTCGATCAAGACCACCGAGCGCTATGCGCACGTGATGACCGCACCGCAGCGCAAGGCCCTGGAAAAGCTCGGTGAGCTGGCCACAAATTACACCGACGTCTTACACCAGGAAAACGAACGGCCCCGAGGGGCCGCTGTAAGTGGTTGATTTCCTTGGTGGGCGGTGCAGGGTTCGAACCTGCGACCCCTGCCGTGTGAACCCAGGTGTCGGTCTAGCTGTACGAGGGAAAGTGACTGTCGGGAAACACCTTTTTCGGGGCGTTTCTGACCTGTATTTACACCGCCGTTTACACCAGGATTCAGCCGCCCAACAACGCCGCCTCAGCGGCTCGACGTTTGACCAATCCCGGCAGCACCCGGCCGCCACCGCGTACCCACTTCATCAGCTCCGCCCGCGCCCCAGGCACGTCGTCGGCGTTGATGCGCTTGCGCAGGGTGCTGCCCGCTAGGGCGCCCGTGCCGCAGTTGAAAGCGAAGTCCAGCACCGCCCCCGTGGCCTGCTCGCCCCAGTCCGCCAGGCCGGGGCACAGGCGCTGCACCCTGGGCAGGCACTGCAGCAGCTCGTGCTCCAGCAGCTCCAGGGCGCGCTCCTTGCTGATGGGCGGATCTTTCAGGCTCACCCGCGTGCCGTCCTCGTAGAACGTGCTGCCCACGCCGATGGTGGGCACCGCCGCCGGGCACAGGTAGGGCTTGAGGTACAGGCCCTCAAACACCAAGCACAGCCCCCGCGCGGTCTGGACGGCGCTCATTTGTTGCGCTTGCCCAGCGAGCGGTCAGCGAAGAAGAACCCCAGCACGGTGCCGGCCAGGGTGACGTCCCACTCGTCCATCTTCCAGTTCTGCGAGGCGAGCTTCAGGCACCACAGCACCAGGGCGATGGTGGCCGCAGACGGACGGATGATGCCGTTCCAGATGTCCACCACCGCCCAGCCGGTGGGCTTGAAGGCCGACTCCATCACCTTGGCAAAGGCACCCGCTTCGGCGGTGGCCACATCGGCCTCGGCCTTGGCCGCCACCATCTGGATGCCGAGCTCGTGCTGCAGCGTGAGCGCGGCCTGCATGCGCTGGTGCGCCAGGTCGTCCAGCTCACCCTGCAGGCGCAGGCGCTCGATCTCGTGGGCGTGGTCCTGCTTCTTGTTGACCCAGGACGAGACCTCGCCCCAGACCATGCGGAAGACCGAGCCGCCGAGGAAAGAGAACAGGGCCTCGATCATTTGACCCACCGCGAGCCGAACTGCACCAGCGTGAACAGCAGCACCGCAGCCGCCCACACGCCGATGCCGCGGTTGATCCACTGCTCTACCTTGCGGTCGGTCTTGTGGATGGAGGTGTCGTGCACGGCGATTGCGGCCTCACACTTGCCGATGCGTTCGCCCTGGGAAGATTGGCGCTCCTCAATCAGAATCAGACGTTGGATGGCGTCGGTCAGCTTGTCCACTTTGGACTCAAGGCGGCGGAAGTCGTCGTCGGTCATGGCGTAAAAAAGCCCGCGGCAAGCGGGCTGGGAGGGGTGGATGGAGCGGTGGTACGGGCTGGACCCGATCTTCTGTGGCTGGCTGGTTGTGGCTGTTATCGTCTGGGCCGTTCAGTCATGGCGAGACCGAAAGTAGCCCCGGCAGCAGCAGCGGGTCCCACGGGTTGCGCGGCGGTTGCGCCGTCGGGTTGAGCAGCCCGCGCGGCACGTTAGTGGCGCCGCGCTCCATGAAGGACAGCGTGACGTTGTTCAGCGGGTCACGGATGGCCATCTCACCGAACGGCAATTTGTTGGCCAGCGGGGTGACGTAGCGGCTGAGGCCCTGCAACAAGTTGCCGATGCCGGCAGCCGTGTTGCTGTTGTTGACAGCTGCGCCTCGCGGCTGGAACGTCTCCACGCTGCCCGTGCGGCCGATGGCCTTGAGCTGCTCGAGCTCCTCCGCGCTGAAGAACAGGCGCAGCTTGCGGTCCCCGATGTCGTCCAGCGCCCGCAGCCACTGCCGGCCCGAGAAGTTGGCCGTCTGCGCCTGGTTGCCCTTGCCAATGGCCGCGTCCTTGAGCTGCTGCACGATGGTGCCGCGCACCGCCTCCAGGGCGGGCTGGCTGCTGCCGATCTCACCAGCCAAGCGCTGCACGTCTTGCAGGCCTGCGGTCTTGCTCAGGATGTTGTTGCGGATCCAGGTGTCGGCGTTGGCGCCTTCCACGGCCGACTGCACGCCGGGCGTGCTCTCTTGCCAAGTGCGCCAGCCACGGTTGGCTGAGCGCGCCTGGTTCAGCGCATCCAGCAACGCCGCGGGGCCTTGGTCTGCCGCCGCCATTGGTGCGGCCATCGGCGCGGCGCATGGCGTCGGCGATGTCGGACTTCAGCTCATCCAGCACGTTGACGTTCCACGGCACGTCATAGGTTTTGCCCTCGCGGGTGACGGTGCCCTTGCTGATGGCGTCGATCTTGGCCATGATGTCCGCCGGCACCGAGCCCAGGCGGTTGGCCTTGATCAGGTCGTCGTAGACATTCTGGATGACGCCGCGCTCCAGCGGGATGTCGCCGCCGGCCATTTGGTTGGCTCGGCTGTAAAGGCCTGCCTTGTTGGCCTCGAGCTGCGCGTTGCGACTCAGGATGGGCGACATGGCCGTCTGGCCAGCCCCAAAGGCATCATTGACCGGGCGGAAGCCCTCCACGGCGTTGAGCAGGGTTTGGTTGTTGCCCTGCGCAATCTGCGGCAAGCGCGCGTCCCGGTTGCCCGTGGCGGCGGCCATCCGCATGGCGTTCTGCTCTTGCGTCACGTCGAAGGGGTCCAGCGTCAGCCGGCCCCGCGTAGGCGTCATCCCTAGACGCCGGTAGTCGGCCAGGCGGGCCAGTGCGTCCTCGTTGAGCGAGCCGCCGGTCTTCAAGGCTTGGCGCACATCGTCCATCAGCGACTGCCGCAGCGCCGGGGTGATGCTGGTCGGGTCAATGCCTTGGTTTTGCAGGGCAATGGTGATGCGCCGCTCCACGTCCACGGGCGCGGTCTTGGGCGTGATCAGGTTGCTCAGCGCCGAAGCCCCGGTGCGCGCTGCGCCCAACGTGCCAGCCGCCCCCAGGCCGCCCAGCACCGAGGAGACCATCTGGCCCCCAAAGCCGGCGCCGTTTTCCGCCGCTTGCTGGCCGGCCAAACCAGATCCCGTGCCCGCCACGGTCTGCATCAACGGATCCGCCCCCAGGCGGTTGAACACTTCGCGCGTGGTGCCGGTGCTGACCTTGCCCGCCTGGTTAGCGAGCCCCGCGCCCGTCAGCGCGCCCAGGCCCGTCTCCACGCCTTGCGACACGATGCGCTGCGTGGGGGTGTCGGGCTGCGGTAGGCCAATCTGCGTGAGCAGGCGGTCCAGTTGCGGCAGTTGCTGCTGGAAGCGGTAGCCCCGGCCTTCACCCAGCGCCAAGTCCTGCGCCTTGTTGGCCACGCCGCCCACGGCGTCCACGAACATGGCCGGCAGAGAGGCGGCGGCCTTGATGCCCGAGCGGGCGAACAGGCCGGCTTGGGAGGCGAGGTCGTTGTTGCGCGTCTTGGCCACATCAAAGGCCCCTTTGCGCAGCGCTGCGGCCATCTCCTGCTCGGACATGCCGTCTGGGAACTCCACCACCTGCCCGAAGGCTTCCACGTACTGCGGCATCTCAGCCCCCTACATCTTCAAACTTGCCGGTGCTCGGGTTCCAGCGCTTGGTGGGTGTGCGCGCAGGTGTGGGTTGTTGCCCTTGCTGTGCCGTGGCCTTCTGGCCGGCCGCAAAAGCAATGTCCTGCACCGCTTGCTGCCGCATGCGCTGCTTCTGTTCGATGACGTCGGCGGAGTCACCCGGTTGCGGGAAGAACGTGCGCACGTTCAAGATCACTTCGTCTTTGGTGGCCGCCGCGCCGGTCTTGAACCGCAGGAAAGACTCTGACCATTGCTCTTGTGCCTGACGGGCGCGCTGCGCCGCAGGCGAGGCCGCAAAGTTGGTGAGCCCGCCCGCCAGCGACACATCCACCTGACTCCACGTTTTGGTTGGGTCAATCGGGATGCCGCTCAGCTCTTTCTCTGCGGCCTTCATCTGCGACATGAACGTGGACGCCTTCGCCTGGGACTCGGTCAACGCGCTGTCCTTCTGCGGTGGCTTCACACCCGGCACGATGTTGGGCTGGCCGCCCGCCTTGTCCGGCTGGAAGAACACCGGGTTGCCTGCCGTGTCCGTGCCGGCCACCGGGGCGCCGTAGCTGACGCTGACGCCGGGAGGCACAAGCTGCTTTTTTGCGTCAATCAGCGGCTTGTTGGGCACCAGTTGGCCGCCGGGGCCAGGCACCAGCAGGTCGGCCACCGGGTTGCTTTGGCGCGGAAGCACAGTGCCGGGCGCAGTGGCGAACGGGTCCACCGCCCGGCCGTCCACAAACTCGACCCTGGTGCGCGGCACCAAGTCGGCGTAGTTTTTGGTAAGCGCAAACTTGCGCACCGACTCTGGCGTGAAGTCCTTGGGGTCCACCTTGCCAAACGGGTTCTCGGCCTTGGCGGGCATCAGCGCCTGGATCTCCTGCAGCCCCAGCCCCGCACGCATGGCTTGCGGCACGCTCATCGGCATGGCCGGGCCTGCGTTGGAGTCAATGCTGTCCAGGAACGAGCCGCGGGCTTGCTTGGCGGCGGCAGCTTCTTCACGCGCCCGTGCCGCATCGGTCATTCGGCCCTCCAGCTCTCGCAGCTGCAGCGCCCGCTGCGCCAGTAGCTGCTTGCGCTCCTCCTCCTCTTGCTGCGCCTTCTTGGCCGCCAGCATGGATGAGCTGTAGCCCTGCATGCCCTGCACCAGGCCCGCCCCGAGGTTGCGCTGGCTCAGCAGACCGCCGGCCAGGTTGAGGAGGGCCGCGGTGCGCGGGTCTTCCCAGCTATCGCCCAACAGTCCCATGGTCAGCCTCCAAAGCCACGCATGGCCATCAACTGCATGTTCTGCATGTCTTGCTCTCTTTGACGGCGCTGCTCTGGCGTCATTTGAGGGCCGCCTCGATACCGCATGTCCATCATTCCGCCACCGCCATCAAACGCCTGCGGTGGGGCGTCCACCTTTGCTTGCGGCATTTGCGGCATGCCGCCACCCATGCTTGCCATATTCATGGCCGGCAACCCACCGCCCAGCGAGCTAGGCATTCCGCCAGGTTGCGTGAAAGGGTTTCCCGCCATGCCGGACCCCAGCAGGCCCAGGCCGGTGTTGCGCAGGGTGTTGTAGCCCTCGGTGTACTGCGGGCTCTTGTAGTAGTCAGCCATCATCTGCGCGCCTTGCAGCATGAGCGGGTTGCCGCCCTTGTTCTGGTTGAACCAGTCGGTGGCCGCGCCCAGGTAGCCGCCCTTGCCGTCGGCGCCGTAGAGCAGGGCCTCCATGCGCGGGTCCAGGCGCTGCTGGGAGGTCTGCTGCTTGTCGCCGGAGTTGGCCGCGCCAGCCGCGGCGCCGAGCAGGCCGCCGATGGCTTTGCCGGAGAGGCTGCCCAGTGCGCCCAAGCCTCCCGCAGCAGCGCTGCCTGCCGCAGCCGCTCCAGGCCCAAAGGCCAGCCCGGCACCTGCACCAATCGTGGCCGGATTGAACATTCCAGACGCTGCCGCAGCGGCGTTGGTGCCGTAGCCGGCAGTGCCGAGGCCGGCCTCAATGGCCGCCGGAGTGAGCGTGGATCCGCCGCCGCCAATGCCAAAGCCTGCGCCTGCCGCCTCGCCTGCACCGGCTGACGCAGCCTGCCCGCCACCGAGAAGCCCGCCAGAGCTGAACATGCTGTTCTGCCCCAGCGCCGAGCCCAGCGCGTTGGCGCCCACGGCGAACGCCGCGAGCTTGGCCATGTCGCCCACGCCGTACTTGTCAGACTCCGCGTTGTGCACGTTGCTGCGCTGCAAGTTGCCGCCCATGTCCACCACATCCGAGCGGTACGTGGTGCCACCCAACGGGGCGCTGATGGTGTAGCCCATCTGGCGCGAGGTGCCCGGGTCTTGCTCGGTCTGGCCTGTCATCTCAAAGTACGGGTTGACCTGGTACTGGCCCACGCGCGCCATGCCGGGGTTGCCGCCCATGCCGGGGCCAAAGCCCGCGCGCAGGGCTTGGGCAATGATGTCTTCGTAGTTCATGGTCGCTCCTTGTGATCAACCGGGACGGAACAAGTTGCCGAATTGCATGCCCGCCAGCCCGCCGCCGATGGCGCTGCCCAGCCAGTTGCCGCCTGGGGTAGTGGTGGTGTTGCTGCCGCCGTAGCCCGTGAAGGGGCTGAGCATGTTCCCGTAGCCCTGGTACGGCATCAGGCCGGCGTTGTACTGCCCGAGGCCCGCGTTGTAGAGGCCCTGGCCCTGGCCCGCCAAACCAGCTTGGCCGCTGTTGAACATGTCCATGCCCAGACGCATGCCCGACTGATCCAGGCCGCGGTTGGCGGTGTAGAAGTTCTGCATGCTGTTCTGGTTGCCCAGCGCCAGGTTGCCCATGCCCAAGTTGTAGTTGTTGTTAGCGTTGTAGTAACCGAGGCCCAGGTTGCCGTAGCCCAGGTCACGAGCGGTTTGAGCTTGGTAGGCGTTCACCCCCAGGTTGCCCATGCCCAGGTTGTAGTTCTGGTCCTGGCCGCGCATCGTGGTGGCCGCGCCCACGTCGGTGGCGTAGCGCTGGTTCTGCAGCCCGCCCAGGCCGAGCTGGTAGTTCTGCGCGCTGTTCTGGTAGCCCAGGTTCAGGTTGCCAAAGCCCAGATCGCGCTGGGTCTGGTTTTGCATCCCGGCGATGTTGGCCTGGTTGTTCAGGCCTGCGTAGCCGAGCTGGTTTTGCTGGTTGGCGATGTTGGCCTGGTTCTGCAGCCCGGCGTAACCCAGGCCCAGGTTGCCGTAGCCGAGGTCGCGCTGGGTTTGCGCCTGGTACTGGTTGGTGCCGGCGTTCTGCTGGGCTACACCGAGATTGCCCATCCCCAGGTTGTAGGACTGGTCGGCCTGGCGGTTGCCCAAGGCCAGGTTGCCCATCCCCAGGTTGTACTGGTTGGCGGTCTGCTGCTGCGAGTTTGCCAAATTGCCCAGCCCCAGGTTGTAGGACTGGTCCTGCCCGCGCAAGGCGGTGGCGTTTTGCATGCCGGCGATGTTGGCCTGCACATCCTGGCCACGCGTGGCGGTGTTGGCGCCGACGTCGGTGCTGTAGCGCTGCTGCTGCAGCCCCCCCAGTCCCAGGTTGTAGTTCAAGTCCTGGCCACGAGCGGTAGTCTGGTTTTGCAGGTTGGCGATGTCGCGCTGCGTCTGGTTGCCCAGTTGCGCCGTCTGCAGCCCAATGTCTTGGCCGCGCTGCGCGGTCTGCGCGCCAACGTCAGTGCTGTAGCGCCCGAGATCTTGCCCGCGCATGGCCGTGGCCGCGCCCACGTCGGTGGCGTACTGCTGCTGGCCCAAGTTGCGCAGGCCCACGTCGTAGTTGAGGTTCTGCCCACGCAGGGCCGTTTGGGCCCCCACGTCCGTGTTGTAGCGCGAGGTCTGAGCGCCGACGTCGGTTGCGTAGCGCGAAGTCTGCGCACCTACATCGGTGTTGTAGCGCGACGTCGCCGCACCGACATCGGTGGCGTAGCGTTGCTGCTCAATGCCCTTGTTGCCGATGTCGTAGTTCAGGTCCTGCCCACGCATGGTGGTGTTGGCCCCCACATCCGTGGCGTAGCGCTGCTGCTGGATGCCTTGCTGGCCAATGTCGTAGTTCAACGATTGGCCGCGCTGGGTGGTCAGGTCCTGCATGCGCGCGATGTCTTGCGCGTTTTGCAAGCTGCGCTCTTGCCCGTAGGCCGTGCCGTACAGGTTGGCCATGGCATCAGCCAGCCCTTGGTTAGACATGCCCGCAGCCAAGCCTTCGGCGATGCCTTGGCGCGAGCCGCCAAACCCGCCCGCGGCCATGGCCCCGCTGCGCAACCCGGGCAGGGTGGTGTAGTTCAGCGTCTGGTTGTAGCGGTTGGCCAGGGCTTGCGCCTGGGCATCCAGAAACGGGTTCAGTTGAAACGAAGTGGCCATTGCTTACCTCACAGCTTGACCCACGTGGCACCCACGCGGGCATAGATCCCGGCACCGCTGCCGGGGTTCCAGTTGGTTCCATCAGCCTTCACCACCATGCCCTCGCGCGGCCGCAGCGGCGCGGCGTTGAGCGTGTCCAGGAACACGTAGGGCTGGGGGGCTTCCATCGCCTTGCGCAGGTTGGCCAGCTCCTGCAACAAAAAACCCGGCAGCGCGGCCGGGTCTTGAGGGGGGATCGTCGGGTTGTAGATCATCAGTACGCGCCCCGCTTCACCACGTCCAGGTCGATCCCCTTCAGGCGCCACGCAAACCCGGCCGTGCTCTTGATGCGCAGCGACAAGAAGCGCCCCGTGGCAAAGGCATCCGCCTTGCGCGTGGAGCCGATGGTGTAGGTCACCGGGCTGGACCACGTGGGGGCCACCTCCACGTCCATGGTCGCGCCCACCTCCACCGTCAGCGTGGCCCCGGTTGGTCCGTCAATGCGCGGGTACACCGCCTTCACGGTCTTGACCGAGTAGGGGTCGTCAAACGCCAAGTTTGTCCGCTCGATGTAGGCCGTGAACTCGGTCCCCGCGTCGTTGCTGCCAGCGTCGCCCAGCAAGATGTTGGAGCTGTTGCACAGCAGCATCCGGCCGTCGCTGGGGTTGAACTCGGCTTGCGCCCACACCGTGGCGTCTGACAGCCAGGTGTCGGCATCGGAGGCCCAAGTCTCAGCCACCCCTGGAGCGATCAGGCCAAAGTCGCCATAGGTCACGTTGGGCAAATCGCGCGGGGCCAGCGTGTCGTCGGCAAAGTTCCACACCAGCGCCTTGGTGCAAGTGGATTGGCCCACGTAGGGAAAGCAGATCCACACCTCGTTGCGCCGCAGGTTGGTCATCAGGAACGAGCGCGCGTAGTTGGTGGTGTCCATCTGCGTGAACAGCCACTTGCGCATCCGTGCGGTCAGGATGGACTTCGGGCCTTGGCCGTTGTGCACGATCACGTCACCCGGAGTCAGCACCACATGCCCCACCGGGGTGTTGGCGATGCAGCCGCGGGCCAGAGCCCCCACATCGCCGGGCAGGCGCTGGAAGGCAAAGATGAACTGGCCGCCGATGTAGCGCATCGAGTACATCGAGCGCTCTTTGTAGATGATGTTGGCGTCACCCAGCACCATCTGGTCGACCATCAGGTCTCCGGTCTCGGCTAGATCCACCTCGCCAGCGTCGGTCGTAGGGTCTGCTTCGTCCCACGAGCCAGGGATGGCGCCGGGGTCAGCCGCGTCCGACCACTTGACCATATGCGGGTAGGCCGTCCCGCCCTTGGTGATGCCCACGCCCACCAGGTAGTTCTTGAACGGGCGCAGGCTCTTGGCGCGCCAGTTGGCGTTCCATCCTGTCAGGCTGGCCAGGTTGCTGGCCGCGTTGCCGCCCCAATACTGCGGCACGTCCTTCTCGTTGTTCATCACCAGCACGCCGTTGAGCGCGCCGCCGGTCCAGCGGTCGTCGATCGCTCCGGTGGGCGCGGTGCCGGTGATGTCGGTGCGCGTGGTGCCATCGTCCACGTACACCGCGCTCAAACCTGCGTGGACCCAGAACCGGGCGCTGGTGGTGACGTAAGGGGCCAGCCAGTAGGGCGTGACCGACGGGGCGGTGAAGACGGTCTTGAGCCCGCCAAAACGCTCGGCGTAGCCGTCCCGAAAGCGCACGTTGTTGGCGTCGCTCCAGGCGTTGAGCGGCAGCTCCTGCGGCGCCTGGTCAGCCAACACACCGTACTGGCCGGCGTTGGGTAAGGTGACGATGGCCATGGATTACCAGCAGGTGATGCGGGCGTACCCGTTGCCGCCAGCACCTCCGGCGCCGGAGGTGCAGGTGCCGCTGGTGTAGCCCACCGAACCACCACCTCCGCCGCCCGCACAGCGCCCGCCCGCACCCCCATTCCTGGCGGTCACGCCGGTTCCCTGCGCACCAGCACCGCCGCCGCCAGCGCTGCCTTGCGGCCTGCCGGTCATGATGGGGGTGGTGCCTGCAGTGCCGGGATTGGTAGTCCCGCCGCCGGCACCACCGCCGCCAAACGTGGTGCCGTTGTTTTCGGCCACGTTGCCGCCTGCTGTGGCGGCGTACAACACCTGCAAGCCCGTGTCGTTGGCAACGCCGCCACCGGAGCCGCCACCGGGCCCCGCCAGTGCCGCCAGCGCACCAGCCACTGTGGCCACAGCGTAGCCGCTGCCTGACGCAAACGCGCGGATCGTGCCAGAAGCGCCACCCGTTTCCGCCAAACCGGTTTGCGTTGCGTTGGATGATCCAACGGTGCTGGGAGAACCAAAAACATTGCCTCTCCCTCCGCCCGCTCCTCCAAACGCCGTAGCCAAGCTGCCAAACGTGGTGTCGCCTCCAGATGACCCGTCATTTCCAGGCACAGCCGTGCCGCTGGTCGCGCTGATTGCCGCAGCTCCATTGCCACCGGTGCCAAGCGTCACGCTGACCGTGCTGGACAAGTCCGAAGCCTTAAACAGGCGCTGCACATAGTTGCCGCCGCATCCTCCATGGCCGCCAAACAGCGCGGCAGAGCTTGAGCTGCCTCCCGAGCCACCACCGCCGCCAGCGCCCCAGAGCTCCACCATCACCACGGTCACGCCCGCGGGCTTGGTCCAGGTGCCGTTGCTGGAAAACTCCTGCACATCACGGATGGTCTGCCAGCTTGCCGTGGTGCCGTCTGTGGTCACAAACTTGCCCGCGTTGCCGGTTTGCGCGGGCAGCACCGCACTGAAGGCCGTGGCCGCCACAAACGCGGTGGTGGCCACTTGGGTGGAGCTGGTGCCTGTGGACGCCGTGGGGGCCGTGGGCGTGCCGGTAAAGGCCGGGCTGGCCAGGGGCGCAAACCCCGCCGCCACAAAGGCAGTCGTGGCCAGTTGCGTGCTGTTGGTGCCCGGCGAAGCAGTGGGCGCCGTGGGCGTGCCCGTCAGGGCTGGCGAGTTGGCAAACAGCAGCGCGCCCGTGCCCGTCTCGTCCGTGAGGGACGCCGCCAGTTGCGCCGAGGTGGCCGCAAAGGTGTTGTTGGCCAGGTCGAAGGTCTTGTTGGTCAGCGTGGCCGTGTTGGTGCGCTCGGCAAACACATGCGCCGTGGTGGCCAGTTGCGTCGTGTTGGTGCCCGCGGCTGCCGTCGGCGCAGTCGGTGTGCCCGTCAGCGCGGGGCTTGCCAGCGGCGCCTTGGCGTTGAGCTGCGTCTGCAGTGCACTCGTCACCCCCGCCACATACCCCAGCTCCGTGTGCGTGGCCGATACGGCCCCCGTCACGTTAGGAAACGAAGCCTTGATCGTGGATTTGAGCAAGCGCAGGTGGTCGTCGCCTTCGCTCTTCAGGTCCGTGGCGCCGGGCTTGGTGGCATCCAGCTGGTTGATGTAGGTCGCGCTTTCAACGGTCATAGGGTCCTCACTCGCATGGCAGAGCCCGAGCGCAGCGCCGCGTCATCGGCCTGCTGCAGCGCGGCCACTTCGGCCCGGTACTTGGTGTCCCACAGCGGGGTGCGCTCGTCTTCCATCAGGTAGGGCGCGCCTTCAGCCAAGGCCCCGAACAGGTACACCCCGGGGTGGTTGGTCAGCAACCAGTTGGTCGGCGTGGTCGACAGCGCCGCAAAGCGCTGGTAGTAGTCCAGGCTCACCGTGTAGACGGCATCCGGCGTGGGGCCGAACTGGATCGCGTCGCCCACGATGGTGTAGACCACCGGCTGGCCGTTGGCGTAGCCGCTCGGGAACTTGCGGTCCATGATCTCGGGCGTGACCACCGACAGCGCCGCGGGCGGCGTGGTGTTGGTCAGCGTGATGTTTTCCATCTCCAAGAAGTCGCTGGGCAGCGTCACGGTCTGCGTGCCGGCCACGGTGCTCAGCGTGGTGTTGGTGACCTGGCGGCGCAGGCGCAGGTCTCGCGCAATGCGGGCCTCGGCCAGCGTGATGAAGTCCGGGATGATGGACGTCAGGTCCGACCGCTTGAGCCAGTTGGCCACCGAGGTCTGCAGGTCGGAGTAGGTGGCAATGGCCATGTCACACCCTGCCCTTCCAGATGCGGAAATGCGCCAGCGCCGG